GGAGGTATTCTCTGTCCTGCGTGTCTTCCTGTAAAGGATTGATAAGTATATCCTTTGAACCCATCATTAGGTATATACCAAGTGGCAGCCTTGGTGCTATCACTAGGTCCGCCAACAACGTATTTCGTAGCAGGAGTAGAATCTTCCGTGTCTGTAAAATCTATAGCATTCTGATGAAGCGTTGCCTGTGTATTCCCTCCGCCAGTATTAATAGAACTAATAGAAGCCACTAGCGTATCAAATTGTCCAACGTGGGCTTCACCCGAATCAGCGGAAGCCACTACAATATCATTTGCAACATACCCCTTAGAAGTCCAAGAGCCAGTTGAATCGTCCCACCTACCCGCCGTACCACCAGTAAGTGTCATTTCCGTTCTTACATTAGTCCAATCAGGAACAGGTAGCCAAAACCCCATATTCTCACCCGTTGAACCAGCCTGATACTTGGAGGATACCTCTAATGCTTTGGAATCATCACTCCATCCATTAAGAATATCAAGATGAGCAACTAAATACCAATCCACATCACCTTCAGGATTCCAATAAAGATTGATTCCTGTAATTCTTTTGTTAAGGCTTGTGGTACAGAAAAGCATTTGAATGCCTGGAACACGCTTACCTAAATTCTGCACAGCGGTTAAAGAACGCACACCAATCTGATCTCCGCTTTTGCCTAGAGCTGACTCTTGAACATAATCATATACAAAGGTGCAAGTATATTTATCCCCATTTTTAACTGTTTCTGAATCCCGCTCAACAAGTAAAGCATCCGCTGTATCTGGCTGAGTAATATGAATACCTACCTCATTTGCAGATTCCACTTCTTCATCTCTATCAAATGCTTTACCCATCGAAACAATAGTAGGGGGAGTAAGTGCCGTAGGAATAGTATTCCAACCACCTATAGCAGTAGCAGACCCTGGTGCTTTGAATTTACCGGAACTGCCATAGGTTAATCCTTGCCCTAATATATTGCGATTGATATAGCCATACCATTGAGATTTATTGTTTGCATTGGCAACAAATTGACCATCAGAAATTCTTAACACCTGATTATGATCGAATATATCAATGAGTTTAGCACCTGTGCTTGTCCAAGTAGTTTCATCAAGAATTTCCTCAAGAGCTGAACCACCAGTGGCCCAAGCCCCTCCGCCCGAGGTAGTACGGATAATTGTTTGATCACTTGTACCGTTTTCACGATATAAAACATACCAATATGTAGAAGCCGAAGTCCCACCTAGATTATATTCGGTTCTATATGTATGAAATCCTTGACCCTTTGAAATATTATTTGTACCGCTTTTTGCAGCTGTATCGCTTTTGGGACCCTTAACTTTTTCTAACCGCCCAACTTTTTGATTGTCAACCTCCTTAATCTCTACAAACTGGTTCTCACGCATATCCAGCGGTGACGGGAATGTCACCAGTCCGCCACTGAAGTCCATTATTGCTTGTCTCTGTTTAGGTCTTGACATTAGAAATCGTTGTAATCCACGGTAAATGACTGCTCGCCGGACTTCTTATGTCCGAACTCAATGGCACGCTGTTTCAGCCTTTGCCACTGTGCCTGGAAGTATCCCGCCTGGTCAAAGTTCTTCGTCATCTCAGAAATCTTGGATGCTGCATAATAAACAAGAGCATCGTGATATTGCTTGTCCACGTCAGGAGTGGTCCCATCAGCCGACATTATAGCTGGCCTTGGCACATAATAGAGAGTCACCGCTGTACTTGCAGCGGGAACTGGGTAAAACCCGATCTTGGAATCACCAGTCACATAATAGACTGCCGTGCCACGTCGTCTTTTGAAATCACTTCTAAAACCCATCTGATCTCTCCTATGCAGTCACGACAAATATCTGCCCGTCAGTTGTAAAAAACTGTGTGCCTGCCGTTTTTGTGGTCGTATTGATTGTAGGAACTTCATTCATCCCTACCCTGTCGATCTGGTAATCACCAAGATCAACACGTTTAATTCTTATAATGGCAAGTGAGGTCGTGGAGCCAACACCTTCCTGTTTCCATATATCCTTGATCAGATCATACCTTGCCGTATTCGCTACCGTACTGGCACTGAGTGTAGCGAATGTTTCCAACATAGTCCCTTCATCCACCATAATCAGTTGCGCTTCATTCAAAAAATCGTTGATCAAAGCGTCGGGAAGTTTCTCCTGATCCATATTCCCGGTAATGCTGCGAACCTTGGATCTCATTTCTTTTAATGTCATACTTACCTCAATCTCGGTGTCTGGATACCCACAGCTTCTTCAGCAGCTTCCACCTGCGCTTCCAAGCCATAAAGAGTACGCACCTCATTCAATTTCGCTGCCACATCCCTTTCAGCCGTGGCCTTGTTCGCCATCATATTGATCTTGCTCATAGCCTTCGCCATTGCGCTCAATACTATTATATCATAATACTCAGTAGGAGCATCCAGAGTCCCGGCATCCGTTGTCATCTCATCCGGCTTTCTCAAAAAGTAAAGTGTTGTTGCATTAGCAGCCAATGCTGTAGCTGAAGTACCTACAAAGATATACAAGTTCTCACCGAACCAGTTTGCACCATAGGAATTGTCATAATTTGAATTTGCTAACATTGTATGGAGTTTGGTGTCCTCTACAAATGGGATCACCGTATTGTTAGACAAAACCCACTTCACGATCTTCATAATTTTTGTAGGGGCGTAATTCCCTGTGAGAGAAACAGTGGTAATTGCGTTTGCAAGGGCGGTCACACTTACAGTCTGTGTGGTCCCGTACCAGATATTGCTGATCACCGACAACCGCATTGCCACATCGAACTGGCTCATATTGATCCAGTAGTTCAGCTCCTCTTTGCCGAACTTGTTAGGAGCCACATCGTCCAGGCGACTCTGTAAGTCGCTTCGTATCTGCTTCAGTGTAATATCAGATAAAGCCATTATACACTGTGTAGATTGGCAAAGCGCTGGCTAATCGCGCCTAGCCTGTTGTAAAAATCTGCCATTATTCCCTGTGCATCTCCATATTCTTCCACCTGTTTTTTGCCCTGTGCTGACGCATAATCAACAACCAAAGGTTCAAGAAAATTTGGAAGATCACATTCCGTACCCGTAGTTGTTTGCGGGGATTTGATATACTGGACTTCAAAGGAATCGCCTTCATCTAAGGCAGCAATAGACAGTTCTATCTTACCATCTTTTATAGCCCAATATTTTTCAGAAGTTGTAAACATACTATTATTTCCATCAGTCACCTGATCCAATACACTCGGGGGAACACGTTGTGCGGATGTAACACTTCCGCCAGATTCCTTAAATGATACTGAAATGATGCGTACCGCATCAGTAGGGAGTGTCTGACCAGTATTACCGCCACCATTTGCCAGGGAAACTTCCACTAAAGGTAAAAGAGCATCATTAGGTACAAGAGAAACAACCTCATTCTGTCCATCAAGAACCCATTGATTAATCATTGCATCAGTAGTAGGTGTAGTATCACCTGCTGCTAAACCCAATTTGACCCTGACCTGATCTTCTAATGCTGATAGTAGTGCCATTGTATCTCCTCGCTGTATCGCTTTGATGGAGTGGGTTTATACCGGGATTCTACCCCACGGTTTTCCCCCACTCCCCTCAAAGGAATATCAAAGCGTTTCATTAGCTTAGTAAAACCTAGACTTAGGAAGTAAAGTCAGTGTTTTGGGTGTAGTACGCGATAGTCGCGTAATCTTCCGCATTAAAGGCGGCTTTCGCCTGCCCATAAATCAGACCACCTGCAACACCAAGTTGATTACCATAGTCAAAGGTTTTTTCAACCCAGACAGGTTCGCCAGTTCTAGCATACAATCCAGCCTGTGCGCCCATAAACAGATTGACAGAATAGTGCAGGTTACTGCCACTTCCGCCAGTGTCGGCCTGAGAGATGTTTTCGTGCGCGTGAATAACCACGCCATCCCACACGCCTAGTGCGCCAGAAAAAAGAGGATTGTCTGAACCGCGAGATTGTGCTTCCCGCTGTGCCTGTTGCCACTCAGAAAGTTGAGTGAGATCGTAAGCCACTTCAGGATGGATGAGAAGAACATAATGTTCTTTCCCTTCTACCCGAATTGGTCGCATACGAAGCTCAGTTGAACCTTCTGGGACTTGCGCCAACCGCTTCATTGCGGAAATATCCGCAAGAGAGATTGAATCAGCAGAAGTCAAACTACCGGCAGTGCTGCCTTCGTTTGACCTTGCAGCCACAGTGGAAGAACCATCATCCGCTCGAAAAGTTCTGGATGGACTAGCAGCGAGACTTGTGAAAATGTCGGAATCAACTTTTTCAGCAAGCCAGGTCTTCAACACAGACATAGCTTCTTTCCGAAAATCGAAAAGAACTTTGCTGTTGTCAAAGCTACCAGTATCGCGTACAGCATTCCGTTTCATTGCAGTCGAAACGGTCTGACTATAGGTACTCATAGCTTCTTCGTTGCCTTCAAGCGAGTCGTCACCAGAGACACCAGACCCGGAAAGATTGGTCAAAAGACCGAATGTAACATCTTTCCCGGCAGCGCCTTCTAGATCGTGTTTCGCCTGAATCATCGAATCAGAGCCATCACCCATAAACTTCTCAAAGTAGATTTCTTTCGCAGTTTCATAGTAGAGCTGTTTAGCCCATCTGGATACCTGTAAACCACTTGCCCAGTTAGAATCAGCCATTATTTATGCTCCTTACTCACTAATAAGATCAACAATATTGATCATTACTGTAAAAGCTCCGGCTGTAAGTGCTGCGGTTGCGACTGTCATATCAAACGTGTCAGCGGATGTACTAAATCCAGCACCGCCGTCGGTGTCTTCATAGTCCATAAACTGAAGTTTAACAATGTCGTTAGCAGCCAAGTTCGCCTTAGGAATAGCACCACTGTAATCAATGTTGCCAGTACCGAACTTCACAGTGGCAGAGCCAGCAGAAGTAACGGCAGTAGTAACGACTACATAGCCTTCCCTAACAAACGAATTTGCCGGAATTGTAATAATATTGTGAGCAGCAGCAGTAGTAACACCATCATCAACAGGCGTGATTTTTTTAGTTACCCAATAACCGAGACTCTCGCCGGAACGTCCGACAGGTTTCTCAGCTACTGTACTAGTAATATCAGCCATTGGTTTTCTACCTTTTAGTTAATCCAGAGATTAGCCCATCGGCGTGTCTTGCAGGTGTTTCCAACGCTCATCCTCAGATAATCTGGACCAATCCCGTTCTGACAACCGATCTACGTCTGGGGCTGTCACCGAGGGTGATCCTGCTACCGAGGAAAGAGTGGTGGGGACCTGACTGGCGCTTTGCAACTTTTCAGTCACTTCTTTCACGCCAGCTTTCTTCGCCTGTTGAGCTACATCTCCGGCTTGCATCACTTGATAAGCGTCTTCTAGGAATGTAATCCCACGCTTATCTGCAAACCGGGCGACCTTCATTTTCTCGTCATTTGATATATCAGGATGATCTGTATTGAACTTTGCGATCATATCCGTGTACGCACGATCTACCTGCTTCTGGGTGTCCTTGGCCTGCTCGGTTTTCATTCGAGTATTAACGGCTTCGTTCACCTTATGATCAAAGTAGGAATCATACGTCTTAGGATCGTACACGTCTAATTCAGGACTTGGTTCAACAGTCTCCGCCTGGGCGGGCTTTTGATCCTTCATAGTCGCAACTTCCTGTCGCAGTTCACCTAGTTCATTTGTCTGCTTACCATATAACGATTCAAGGTTCTGGTATGAATCCTTCAGAGACTCGACCCCGGTGAATTGTTTGTCACCGACCTGAATGGATGCATCCTTAACCTCGTCGTGGTCGTCCGTATCGCCTGGAGCTTCAACTTCGGGGGGACTTGCTTCCTGTGATGCTTCCTGTGATTCAACGGGCTGATCAGGCTCTTCGGGAGCAGACTCTATTCCGAGCGCACTCCTTTCGTTATCATCATTGGCTTCACCAGACAGTTC